CGATGACCGTAGTTCACCTACAAGGTTCACCTGTCGAGAAAAAAATTTACAACATGTTGCAAAATAAAATTGATACGCATCACAAGCTGGTCGATTTGTATCGAGAAGAGATTGAAGCTTGACAATGTAAACAGACGTGCTATAATGCTAGTTCAAATCAGTTAAGGAGGGTCTATGGAGTTAGATGAAGTCAACCTCGAGAAGCTCATGCAAGCAGACATCAACATGCGTGAGAAGATCGCGGAACTTGAAAACGAAATCAAGGAAGTTGAGAAGAAGCGTGATGTAGTGCAACAAGCACTTCACGAAGCTTGCCGAGCTTTAAATGTAAGTAGTCTTAAAACAAATGTAGGTACGTTATCACGTACAGTTAGAACGTCATACGTAACAAATAACTGGCCTGCGCTTTACGAGTTTATCAGAGAAAACAATGTACCTGAGTTCTTACATAAGCGTCTATCCAGTGGCAACATCAAAGAATTTCTAGAGGCTAATCCTGATAAATGTCCTGCAGGATTAACACCTATGAATGAGTACACAATTTCAATTCGTAAAAGTAAGGAGTAAGTATGACTGCAGATATTGTAGTAGAAGATTGGCAATTTAGAGTATCGAAGGAACGTGATGAATTAGAGCAGCGTTTGTATAAACTAAATACCTTTATGAAAAGCAGAGCATTCGACAATCTTTGTCGTGATGAAGTACAACGATTACACAACCAACGCCGTGCGATGCAAGATTATGCGCAAGCACTAACTGATCGCATCGCTCATTTCTATACAACAGGAGCTTAATTATATGAGTACAGAATTAGATATTTTCCAACAAGGCACAGCCGTTGCGACTACAGGCCCACGTGATGATGGCTTTACAAGTAACGTAGGTGGCTCAAGCATTACCTCACGTAGCATTGTTATTGTTAACAATAAGCTACGCGTAATGGTCAACGGTAAAGAGTTGATGAAGATTGAACAACCACACCTAGACGTGATCATCGTTAACTCAGCACCTACAGTTAACCGTATGTTCTACTCTGAAGGTTACGACCCGAAGGCAGCTAAGCGTTCACCACCTAAATGCTGGAGTCACGACAGTGCAGTTCCTGCGGCTGATGCACGTGAACCTCAAGGTACGAAGTGCGTAGACTGTAAACAAAACATTAAAGGCTCAGGTCAAAATGGTACGAAGGCATGTCGCTTCCACCGTTACATTGCGGTAGTGTTAGCAGATAACCCAACAGGTGATATCTACCGCGTTAAGTTGTCAGCGACTTCTGTGTTCGGTGATGGCACTAACGACCGCCGTCCCTTCCACGCTTATCGTGACTACCTCGTTGCTAACAACGAAGGTCTAGGTACAGTTGTGTCACGTATGATTGTAGGTGACGATAACTCTAATATTGGCTTCCGTCCTGTAGGTCGTTTGTCTGATGAGCAAGTAGCAGTCATCCGCAGCCGTTCACAAGAAGAAGACGCAGTACGTGCGATTACGATGTCTGTTGCAGCTGATCGTGATGAGAACGGTGAAGAGTTTGCACCAGCTTCTACTCCAGCACCTACTACACAAGGTTCAGTACCCCCATCAACACTAGCAGCAGGTACTACAATCACTCCTACTCAAGAGCCAGCTGATGAGGACATTCCTGAACCAACAGTGCGTGCAGCTAAGCCAGCACCAACAACTGCAGCACCTACACCAGCCCCAGTTAAGGCTGACGGTGGTGAAGTAAGTTTGGATGACTTAGTAGCTGACTGGACATAAGGAGTGAGCGATGAGAGGTTACTCACAAAGTATCATTGAAGCTAACCAAAATGCTGCCCCTGGAATGGGGGTGGCACTAGGTGCTCTGTTGATTGCGCTTAAATACCCAGTTAGCCGAGCGGCAAAAGACCTTGAAGTTTCAAGACAAACGGTCTATGATTGGATCTCTGGGAAAGCAATACCAACTCCAACAAAAAACCAGTTGATTACTGACTTAATAGATAAGTTAAGCCAATCAGAATAGTAGTTTCGGGTGAAAGCGGATGCTAGGGATATACGACTCACGCCCATGTGGCGATGTTAAGTTGTCGCTAACAGGTAGGCCCTAGATGCAGCGAGTAGCCCAACCCTTTAACATGTGAGAGAACATGCAAACTTTAGAATTTCTACGGCACGTGTGGCCAACAGAAGGTGTTTATTGCATCGTTGGGAAAGACCAACAAAACAATATCCAACCTAAATTCGTACATACTATTGAGCAAGCAGCGGAGGTTGCTCAACAGTTACTAGGTGATAACAGCGACGTGTATTTCGCATGCTCGACGTTTAATCAACCTACAGATCGTACAAAGGTTAACGCTAAACAAGAACGTGCGTTTTGGCTAGATATAGATTGTGGATACGACGAGAAGAAAGGTAAACACAAGGACTATAAAGACAAAGATGCTGCCCTTACAGCGCTGCGTTCATTCACAGATACAACAGGCTTACCTGAGCCTACGATTGTTGATTCAGGTCGTGGCATCCACGTATATTGGACATTCACCGATCCAATAGCTAAAGAGCTATGGACTCCTGTAGCAGAAGGTCTCAAGTTCCTATGCGTTAAGCATGGTCTACGTGCTGATGGTGCATGTACTGCAGACGCTGCTCGTATCCTACGCGTACCTAATACCAAAAACTTTAAAGACCCTAGCAAGCCTTTAGACGTAGTTGTCCTCAACGAAGGATACCCTACACCTTTCGATGACTTAGCAGCACTTATCCCAATCCACTTAGGTGGCGAACGAATTAAGTCAGGTCACGAAGCTCACAAAATAGACGCAGATGGCGCTGTCTCATCATTTAAAAAGATTATGCAACGATGCATGTCAGGTGATGGCTGTGAACAACTTAAATACATAGCAACTAAACAAAAAGAAATTGACGAGCCACTATGGCGTTCAGGGTTATCCATCGCTCAATATTGTGAAGATCGTGGTGTAGCCATCCACAAGATATCATCTCAGCATCCTGAGTATTCAGCAGCAGCAACGGAAGCTAAGGCAGCTAGTATTCCTGCGCCTCATACCTGTAATCAATTTGAAAGTTTACGTCCTGAGGGATGTAAGAACTGTAAGTTTAAGGGTTCGATAACATCGCCTATACAAATGGGTAAATATGTTCCTAGATCGATAGGATCAGACTTTATTGTTCAGGTTGAGAACAAAGAAACTGGTGAGGTTGAATCAAAAAACATCCCAGTATACCCATCCCCATATTTCCGAGGTAAGAACGGTGGTATATATAAATCGTTACCTGATAATGAAGATGACGGTATGCGTATATATGATTATGACTTCTATCTAGTCGACCGATTGAATGATCCTGCAGTGGGCGACTGTGCATGGTTCAAACTACATCTACCTCAAGATGGTGTGCGTGAGTTTATTGCTCCTGTATCAAGCTTGATGAGCACAGAAAAAGCTCGTGACATTGTTAATAACATTGGCATATTTGAACGTGGTAAATCACTTGAAGGGATTATTGAGTACATTCGAGTGTGTCTAAGTGAACAGCTAAAGAACAAGAAGGCTGCTCATATGCACAAGCAGTTTGGCTGGAATGAAAATAAGAGCATGATCATCATAGGCAATCGTGAGATTAGTACATATGGTATTAACCACGTTCCTGTTTCAGAAGAGTTGAGCCAAGTAACTCCTACACTAACCAAGAAAGGTTCGTATGATGAGTGGAAGAAGGCCATAGCGTTCTACGAGCGTCCAGGGATGGAACTTCGTGCATTTGGTTTCTTCTGTGGCTTTGGCTCTATGCTAATGCCATTGTTTGATTCTAGAGAAAAGTCAGCAGTAATTAACCTGTACAACCCTGAAGCAGGTCAAGGTAAAACATCTATCCTGCAGATGATGACTAGCATCTATGGCAACCCTGATATTGAAGCTAAGCTAATTAACGTTTGGGGCGATACCGAGAACTCAATCATTAACCGATTTGGTTATATGAAGAACCTACCTGCAGCGGTAGACGAGATGACTAACGTGAGCGCAGATGAACTACATCGCTTCCTCAAGTTTGTATCATCAGGTCGTGGTAAAAACCGTATGGGTAACGGAGCTAACAGAGAACGAAACAATGATACTGTGTTTAACTTGATTTGTGTTGTATCAAGTAACACGGACTTCCGCACAGTGATGTTCTCACAGAAAGCTAAAGCATCAGGTGAGATGGCTCGTTTCATTCAGCTACGTATTGAGAAAGACCACACATTAACTAAAGCTGAGATTGATAAACTAATGAGTATCATCTTTGATAATTATGGTCATGCAGGGGAACAGTATGGCCAGTACATACTACAAAACGTCGATAAGATTAAAAAAGATCTTGTAGCTATGCAAGTTAAACTAGATACCATGTTAGGTTTCAGAGGGGAAGAACGTAAGTACTCAACTAACTTAGCTGCAGTATTTTTAGGTGCTATCATCGCTAAGCGTTTAGGCATTCACAACATTGCTATTGAGCCTGTATTGAAAGCAGTAGCTAAAGAGATTCGTGAGTTCATGGGCGTTATCAAGGAAAACAACTTTGATGCGATGGAGACATTGGGTAACTTCTTGGATGAGAACCTAGCACGTAACACACTAGTGATTAATGGTACGATAGATAAGAAAACTGGTTACACCGATGCTCCGATTATCAAGCCATCTAATGATCTAAAAGTTCGCTATGAGCCTGATTTAAAAACACTTTATATCCCTTGCAATATTATCAAGAGTTATTTACACTCCGTGCAAGTCGAGTACAGCGATTTCGTACAAGGCTTACGAGCAGCAAATGTATTGCGTAACGATACAGGAGCAAACAAAGTAATGCATAAGGGATTAGAGATGAGTGGTCCATCAGTTAGATGTCTGTGGATCGACAGTTCTAAGTTTGATGTAGAAGTTCAATTGGATATACCACAACGTGTTGACTAACGGTACAGATTATCAAATAGATTGGCCTAACTTCAAGCCAGGCTCGTCTATATTTTTACCTGCTATAGATACGAAAGCTGCCGTTGATGCAGTGAAACGCGAAGCTAAACGCTTAGGGTTTCAATATGTCCTCAAGATTGTAGTTGAGGACGGCATCAAGGGCGTTCGTGTTTGGCGTCTTTAATCAGCGTATCTAGTTACGTCGCTGATATCTCGTTCGCGTTTCTCGTATTTAACGCCTGACGCACTGCGTTGGGCTTTATCTTTTCTACGTTGAGCGATTGAACGTTTGATAGACTCACCGTTAATTCTGCGACTAGGATGCTCGATATTGAACTCTCTAACTTGTTCAAGCGCTTCAGTAGGGTCTTCGCCATTTAATCTAGCAGTAGCTATGTCTTTAATGAGCTTGTTGCGTACATCATCAATTGCTTGAGTGATACGCTCTTTCTCATACATCGCTTGGTAGTATTCAGCTTCTTTAGTAGGTGTGAACCCTAACGCCTTGATCGCTTGATCCCATGCATTGAACTCGTCAGCTTCGATCGCTACATTGCCTGAACGTGTTGTTAGACCTTCACTGCCTAGACGTTCAGCTTTCACTAATGAAGACATGAATTTAGGCAATACCTTCTCTAGGGCTTTTTGGTAATCGCCTTCGCTACCTAGAATGAACGCGTCGCCTACACGTGATGCCATGCTTACTGGTGCTCCGCCTAAGTTAAACATAAACTCTGTCACTGCGTCTTTACCTGTCGCAGCATCAGTGATGGCGCTTGAACGCATCATAGGGAATGGTAAGAACAAGTTCTCCATACTCATACTGCCTGAGTCTACACCCACCATAGCAGGTAGACCTTTCCAGAATACACGAGCGGTCTCATTACCGAACGTATCAGCTAGGGCATTACGTAGTTGAGTCTCTACATCACCGTCTTTATCGTCTTTGTCACCGAACGCACCCATGAGGAATAATAGTGGAGCAGCTACTGGCACACCACGTATACCTGCCATGATCAACTGTGTACCCATGAGGTAGAAGAACGCACGTTTAGCTTCAGCATCACCACCCCAAGCATTCTTGAAGTTACGAGCTAGTAAGTAGATCATGCCTTGTTGGTATTTGCGGAACTGCATAGGGATACGGTTTAGACCACCCATGTGTCCTTGCTTCATGAAGTATGCTGCGTTTGTATCGCTGTAGTCTAGCTGTGTTAACTCAACAGCTTCCCGTGCAGCTTTAGTCGCTGCTTCTTCATTACCTGTTTTGTTCATCTCTAGGCGATAAGCTGCAAGTGCTGAAGATAAGCGGTTCATCAACTCAATGTTATGTGATGACCAATTGAACACTTTCCAGAACTTGATCGCTTTAGGACTCATGCCTTTAGTATAGACTTCAGTGTCCATGTTATTGGCAATATCTAGCTTGCCTAAGTCCTCAAGCATACGCACCATCTTGAGTTCACCGCCTTCAAAAGCTTGTGAAAGGTCAGCATCTTTTAGGCTGAAGAACTTCCCACCACGACCACCTTTAACAACGTTCTTAGCATCTTTCCATGCACCAATCACTGCGCGGCTAGCGTTCTTCGCGCCATAGCGACCTGCTAGTTGAGGGATAGTAATTTGGAATGGCTGCGTCATATTCTGCAATAGATATGATGGCGCAATACCCAAGTGATAGATCGAGCTAGCACCTGTTAACTTACTCAAGATAGGATGATGGTCGTATCTAGCATCTAGGTTCAAACGAGCACGAACGTTATTGTATACGTCACGAAGTTGCATGTCGTTCTTCGATTGGTTACGCATATCGATCAACGCTTTAGACATTGGCTTCATGAACCCCATACGTGATAGGTAGAACGAGTCACGCTCCATTGTCTCAGCGAACGCTTGTAGCATATTCTCTGTAGCACCAGCAATGTTACGACGTTTGATTTGACGTTGTAACGCTGAGTTCTCAGGTAGTCCTGCAAGAACGCTATCAATCATCGCTTGGCGTAGTTGACGCATATCTTTAGGATCAATATCTAGATCAATCTCACGATCAAAGATCTTCTCAAGCTGGTCAATCGCACCAAACGAGTTTGCACGGATATTGTTCATGTACTCTTCTGACTTAGTCTCGCGTACATTCATCCCTTGACGTTTTAGTTTGTCAGCTTCTTTAGCTTGATCTGAACGTTTATCAAATGCAAATACTTGATAATGATCTTCGCTCTTCTCCATCTGACGCAAGCGCTCAATCAAGGCTTTACGCTCTGAACCTGATGCATTAGCTAGATCCTCACGAAGTGCACGAATCTCATCTGATTCCGCAACGACCAAGTATTCACCGAAACGCATCAATGGGAAGTATGGTCCACGCATTTCATTTAGTAACATTTCGTGCTCTTGGACAGCCTTCTCAATACGAGCGTTTATTTTTTCGGCTTCTTCTGGGGTTGCTTCTGCCAAGTCTTCAGCATAAGCCCCGCGTACCATGTCGTTATAAACTGTGCGGCGCAAGTTAAAGTTTTCTTGCAAGAGCGCCCTAGCTCTTTGATAGATCTGTTTAGCTTCTGGAGAGAGCGCGTTGTAGGCGTCGGACAGTTCTTCATATTTATCCCTCATGTCTTCAGTTAAGTGAGCATTAGGTTCGGACTCGAACTCTTCATCAGGATGGATCTTAGAGCGTGTAGCTTCAAGCATTAACTTGCCTAGCTTCTTATGCTCAGCAGAGTTAGAGAACGAGAACGCACCCCAATCCGATAATAATGCGTGAGCTTTATTTTTTAGACGCTGCTGTGTCATTGTCATCTTATCGTTGAGGTCTGCATAGTTACGCAGAGCAGGCATAGCATTACCAAACTGGTCAACCAATTGGTACATAGATAATAGTTTAGGTGTGAGCTTACGTAGTGCTGCGCCTAGATTTAGACGTGCATCAGATACGCGTGGGCTAACTAGATCACGGAATATGTTATCACCTGTAGGTGTATCTGCACCTTCAACTGGAGCACTAGGCTCACGAAGCGCACGAGGTTCAGCAGGTTGTGCTTCTACCACTGGAGGCGCTTCAGGAGCAGGGGGAGCTTTAGCTTCGGTGTCCACTCTGTTCACTGCATCAGCATAAGCTTTATTTAGTTGGAAGTCGGTAATCTGTGAACCTGCTTCACCTAGTTCAGCACGTGCAGCATTGAGAGCATCAGTTTTAATTCGTGTGCCTCGTTTCACTATGTGATACATAATGTCAGCGAGTGCTGATAAGAACTGTTGCAGTGTTACTTTTTCTTCAGGTGTGATGTTCTCTACACCACCAAATGTCTGACGAATAAATGCGCCAGCTGTATCTTTGGCAGCTTCGTAATTAACTTGGTCTTGATCAAACTCTTTTGCAGCTTGTAGACCTTCACGTTCAGCTTCTGGCATAACAGGTGCTTCACGGAAGCCAGCTTGTTCAGCTTTAGCTGCTTCAAGGTTAGCTTGTTTCTCAGCTGTACGAGCTTCTTCTTCAGCAGCACGTTGTTCAATGATACGTTGCTGACGTTCTTCAGGCGTAATACGTGGAACCGCTGGTGCTTCTGGTTCTGCAATAACTTCTGTAGATTCAGGAGCTTGAGCTGCCTCTAGTGCAGCGTACTGTTCTCCTGTTCCTCCAAGAGGCACTCCAACATCAGCTCTAGTACTGTCCACTGGTGGAGCGACAGGTTCTTCAGCAACTGTGGCAACTCCTGCTCGTCCTCCCTGCTCATCAGTTCGAAGGCCAGCTCCACTTGCTCCCTGCTGAGCTGCAACTCTGGTAAGTTCATCTTGAGCCTCCTTAGCTTTATGTTCATCCATGAAGCGTTTAAACTTCTCAACTGCTTCAGTTTGTTTTGGGGTTAGTGAGCCTTTTTTCTCAATTACTTTTTCAAACAAATCAATCTTGCTATCCATAGGCATAGCAGGATCATTGATTGACTGTAGAGTTTTGAATGCTGCAGATCTAGGTTGGCTAAAGCCAAATGACTTAATCGTTGCATCATCTAACTCAAATGTAGGAGCAACCTGCATAGGCGCAGCTTCAGCGAATAAATCGCCTTGTGGAGATTCAGCTGCACGTTTAGCAGCGACTTCTTCTACTGTTGTTTCAGGAGCTAGATCTAACTCCATTTGTTCTTTTAATGGTTTACGAAGCTCAGCTTCTCTCGCTTGTAGTGCACGATCTTCAGCTAGTAGACGTTCTTGTTCTTCTCGTTGAGCCGTAGCAGCAATGTTGGCAATGCGGCTACGTTCTTTATTGATAGCATCTAGTTCTAGTTGTTGCGCTTGTGCTTCGGCTTGTACCTTATCACGTGCTTGGCTTCGAGTAACAATATTACCCACACCGCCCAAGCCACCACCTAATACACCAGCAGCTGCAGCTGCCTCACCGTATTCACGGTATGCGTCTTCTGATGTTAAGTCTAAGCCAGCTTGTTTACGTTCAAGGATTTGTTGTGCCACTTCAGTAGGCATTTCAGATACAGCACCACGACCAGCGCCACGAGTTAGTGTGCCTGCTAATGAACGTTCAGCTGTTTTAGCTAATTGATCTTCGGTAACTTTAGCAATAGGACGACCAATTACTTTAGCTACTACACCTGTACCTAATGTGAACATAGTAGCTGCTGTATCTAATGCAGCTTGGCCTGTAGCAGTGCTATACACTTCAGGAGTAACTAAAGGACCTTGCGTCTTTTCATCAATACGACGTTCGATGTTAGTGCCAGCGAATTGAGGTACGCCACCAGCGATACCACCTATGATACCACCAACGATAGGACCAACTGGACCGGTAAGTGGTGAAGTAAGTGCACCTAAACGAGCACCAGTGAAAGCACCAGCGGCGGTAGGAGCCATGTATGGGAGTGAACGACCTAGTGCATCACGAGCTGCTTTATAAGTAGTACTAGCTGCTGCTCCTAAACCTTCTTTTTCATAGGCTTCAGGGATAGCTGCAAATGGAGTGTAGCCTACGTTGCGTTCTTGCTCCGCTGCTTTTTGTACGCCATAGGCTGCACGAATATCTTCTTCTGATTGGAACGGTGCTGCAACACCACGTTTAGTAGATTCATATGCACCAATAGCGCCTTCTTTAAGGCTAGGCAAGAAACCTTCTTTTACAGGAGCTGGTTTAACTTCAGCCACAGGTTCCATTAGATGGGTAATAATCTCGTTATCGGTATACCCTTCTTTACGTGCACCTGCTACGTTAAACTTCTTTTTCTTACCTAAAAAGTCAGCAATCTCAGCTGGGCTATAACCTTCAGCTAAGGCTCCTTCGTAATCGAAAGCCATATTAAACTCCTGACTTATTTGAGATCAAACGTACCTAATGGTCGGCGGTTTGCTGGAGCTGCTGCTCCTGGTTTACCACCTGAAGCTGCTAGTGCAGCCATAGCATTATACGTTGCATCGAATTGGCGTTGCAAATTTTTAAGGGTGGTAGCATCAGGAGATACTGCACCTTGTTCAGTTTTAATACGATCAGCTAGTTTGTCTAGAATTGACTTATAGTATTCACGTTGATTTTGTAGTTCATATCGTTGGCTCTGAACTTCAGTCTTATCAATTTGTTCGCGAATACGTTTGTCCATAAGATCAATCTCACGATCTTTCTGTTCAAAGCCATACTTATCTTTGACTGCGTCATACTGACCTTTAGCATTAACTTCATTAGCACGAGCTTTATCAGCTTGTTTTTGAAGCGTAACAGTTTGACGAGCTTTATCGTCAGCACGTTTGCTATCAGCACCGTAGTTAATTGCTGCAAGTTGTTCAGCACGTTCTGCTTGAGCAACTCTAGACTCCATATCAAAGCGGCGTTCTTCGGCTTTAGCCAAACGATCTTTAGCTTCTGCATAATCTTTAAGGCCTTCGATACCGCCAGCTGCAATGTTCTGCATAGCAAATTGTGATTTACCAGCTGCCATACCTAGACCTGCTTTAGCTAGTGCCATCCATGGAGCTTGCTCAGCTTCCTTAGCACCTTTAGCTTCCATTTGAGCGATCTTGGCTTTTAATGCTGCACGACCAGCGTCTTCACCTAATTCAGCTTTGAACTCTTCAGCATAGTCACGCATGCTTTGGTCAGAAGGCATAGCTGCAGCATAACCAGCTTCATCAATCGAAACGGGCTTGAACTGTAAATCTTTATACCCTACTGAACCAATGCCTGTTCGTGTAGGTTTTACAGGAGCTGCTGGCGGTGTTTTAGCGGGTACCACTTCAGCTGGCGGAGCTTGTTCCACAGCAGCTTTAGTAGCCGCCGCTTGCGCTGGAGTCATAGGAGCTTTATCTGCTACTGTAGGGACATAGCCCCCTGCTGGTGTAAACGCTTGAGCCCAGCTAGGTAACATATCTCGATCAATATACCCGTATTTTTGAGCGTTTAAATCTCGATAGTATTGTTTAGCACGTTCCCAAAGTGATGGGTCTGGAGTACGTAACATCGATGGTACATATTCTGATGTATCACCACCTCTACCGAAAGCAACGATACCGCCAGCAGCCATAGATTCTTCTTGGAACATGTCATCACGTACTGGCAGGCTAGCTACACCAGGATCTGCTTGTGCCATTACTTGTTGTGCTACAGTTTGCGTAGGCATCGCTTGTTTAGGTGCGCTAGCTTGACGAATCTCTTTGCGTCGTTGTAGTTCTGCTAAAGCCAAATAAGATGGCACTTGGCCATCTGGATTCTGCACATAGCCAATCAAGGCTTGGTCAGGCACACGTTGTAATTGAGCTTGTAGTTTCGCAATATTTGTAGCCATGTTTTATCCTTAACCTAGAGCCTTAGCCAAACCTAAACCAGCTAGACCCAAACCTGCAATTTGAGAAGTAGCTGATGGTGTTGGGTTATATTGTACTTGAGTTGAACCCAATGCTCCCGCATTACCGCGAAGAATATCTGAGTAGAACTGTAGTTGTTGCTTAGCATAGTTTTGCTGAGCCATTTTATTTTGGTAGTCAATATCAGCCTGTTTCTGTGCAAGGGCTTGTTGTTCTGCACCTGTTGCACCTTGGGCTGTCAATCTTGCCAAATCAGCTTGTTGTTGCTCAGTACCTAATGCGCCAAGTTTAGCTGAAGTATCAATACCAGCTGTAAGACCTGCTTGACCAAGTTGAGCGCCCAATGTTGCAGCGTATTGTTGTGCTTGTTGTTGACGTGCTTGATCCGCGTTGAATTGTGCTTGTGCATTTGTATAGGCCTCTTGCGCACCTTTTGCACGAATATCAGCTAAAGTTTGAGTTAAGCCACGAGATTGTTCAGCTTGCAATAATGCATTACGAGCACCACCAAATGTACCACGACCAATAGCTCCAGTAGCAAGAGATGTTTTATCCAAAGCCCCTTTCAGAGCAGCTTCACGCACTGCTTGATCAGTCACAGCTGATGCATAAGGTGACATATATTTAGACGCTTCAGCGGAGCCAAAAGTACCTGCCGTAGTTGGTGAATACATAAACGCCTGACCTAAACCACTTAATGCGGTACCATAACCTAATGTTTGTCCTGATGTTAGACCCGTAGATGATTTACCAAATTCGCCTGGACGTGTAAGCCCTGCGGTTTCAGCTTGTGTTCGAAGTTGTAATGGAGTAAATCCTGCTATTGTCTGTGTAGGCAAAGCAGAACCTGGCTTCATGCCGGTTACGTTACCTTTTGAATCGGTTACAAATACTTCTTTACCTGTTTGCTTTAAAAGCTCTTGGTAATATGGCTGTGCGTATTCAGGTAAGTTTGTAGAGTAAGATGTAGATTGAGTAGTGCCACCACCACCGTCACCGTCACCACCACCCCACAAAGTTAAATAAGTGCGTGTAATTGCAGCAGGGTTAAAAAACGCATGCAATAAGCTAAACAATTTCATATTAATTTCTCCACTACAAACATAGTAGTATTTAGATTCATCTTTTGACGGTAGAGCCTAGCTTGTGGTTCTTTAGCCCATGCTCTAATTTTAGTTGCGCCTTGCAGTTTAGCCCAAGTTTCATATTGGGAAACCGTACCTTCATCGAATAATCCTCGACCACCCATAGCAGTAGTATGCGCTACGCGGTGATTAGGAGCATTTTGAATATCTACTGAAAAAGCACCGATGATTTTCTCATCTTCAACCACAACAAACAGCGTTTGCTTATTAGACGCCAATATTGTTTTTAATTGGTCAGGTGTGCAATCTCCTGAACTTTGTTCAAATGATGCTTCAAAAAAGTGTTTTACTGTAGGCCAGACTTGATGAACTTGGTCTGGCGCTACGATTTGTACTTGTTTCATTATGCAGGTAGATATTTGTCAGCGTTAATTTGTTTACCTTGCTTCTTAGTGCCTGTACGTGCTTTACGTACTTTATCCAGCATACCATATAAACGTTGTGAACCAGCCTTAGTAGAACCATTACCTAAATGAGAAACTACATCTGCAGGGATTACAAATTCGCCATCAGCCAAACGTGCTGGTTGTTTACCTTCAATTGTAGCAGGAATTGAATCACTCATGCCATCACCAGGACCATCTAAATAACCGCCTTTGGCGTATGATTCATGTTTAACACCATCAGCTGTATAGTAAACTTGTTTAGGGATTTCACGCATACCCATCCAAGTATTCATTCCTGAAGACATAACTTCTGCTCTTTGTGATGGATTCATTTTACCTAATAGTTGAGTCATTAAAGGCCCAAAAGGTCCGCTGGGCGCAGAATATCTAATACCTGTGTCTCCACCAAAAGCGCTTGATGTACCTGTGCCGAGATTTAAAGCTGGAATTTCATCTAAGTTTAAACTAGTTTCACCGCCATCAGCATAACCTGGAACACCACCAGAAGCCATAGAATTTAAACGACCCAAGCCATAGCCATCACGACTTAGCGCTACGTTTGATGTAGTATCATCAGTAGTACTATATAAATCTTGCATACCACCTTGAGAAATAGTACCGCCTTGGGCATATTGCTTACGTAGGTTAGCCGCTTCTAATACATTATATCTAGGCACTGCAGTTTGAGCGGTCATTGCAGTGTTAGCAGTTTGAGCCGTTGCAGCAGCAGGGGCTAATGAACCAATCCCACCAGCTGGTAATGCTTGTGCAGCTTGACCTAAAGTTAACTCGCGATTCATACCACCAGCTTCACCCATATAAGGCATACGTTGACCAGTCAAGGCTAATTCAGCTTCTTGTTGACGTTGTGCATTATCTAGTTGTTGTGCTGTGGTTACAGGCATAATGTTGATTTGTGCATCGAACTCGCTAGATTTTGCAGGTTGTTCATCTTGCATCTTTAGAGCATCGCCACCATCAGCAAATGATACTGGACCACCAGCTGCTAATAATTTAAGACCTGTATCGCCTGATAGATTTAATGTAGCATATGGGTCATATTTATCTCTTGGATTAGAACCCGGTGTAACTGTTTGACCATAAATATCAGAAGGTTCTAGACCGCCTAAAGTTGCACCGACCAAAGGCATACCAAATGTTGAAGCCACACTTAAATTACCTGCTGGTTTGGCACCTGCCCCTGCAATAGCTTGTCGTGTAGCATCCCAAGATGCTTGATCCCCACTTGCTAAATTCTTAGCACCTTCCCATGCATTACCTAATGTTTCACCAAAGGTCTTAGATGTAGGAGCTGTCATTGCACCTAATTGACTAGCATTAGCTGCTGTTTCTGCGGCAGTTGCGGCTTGGCCACCAGTCATTGGGCCATATTTCATAATATTGGCAATTTCATCTGCGCCTACACCACTACGCATTAATTCTTGAGATACAGAATCTCTAACTAAAGGGTTTGAAATATCAATCCCACTCTTAGCTAAAGTATTAGTCATGCCTTGTGATGCATCAGCAGCGACAGCTCCTGTACCAGCTGTACCAGCTGCCTGTAAGGCATTATTGATACCGTACCCGCCATAACCACCAAGACCACCCATAACCGCTCCCATTAAAGGATTACGTTTGTTAGTCAAAGCGCCAGTCGCTGCACCTGCTGAAATACCAGCCATCAATGCATATTCAGGGAAAGCCGCAGAAGCACCAAAACCTGCAAGAGTTGGAAGCAATGAACTAAAAAACCCACCCAAGCTAAATGCTTCTGGCAAGCCAGTATGCGGATTTATCGTCATCGAAGTGCCGTTTGCTTTAGCTAATGCTTGAAGACCAGCTACCTCATGTGGCTGCATATGCACCAAAGTTGAGTCACCGTGACGACCTAATTGTGCAATGCCATGAGCGATTTGTCGGGTTGTCATAATAAGTCCTTGTTTATTTTCCTGAATAATATCACTAATATAGGGCTGATACAAATGTTGCGGTTAATATAACTGATGGAGAAACAGGAGTTACAGGCGCTGTTCCAGGAGCATATGTCGCACAAACAGTATTACCTGTTGTTGAAGCAAATAAAAGTTGAATGTAATCACCAGCATTAACTGATTCTACAAGGTTCCAAGAGATAATTGCCGTACCTGCAACACCACCGTGAATAGCTGGAATTGTAGCAACACCTGCACTGTAGGGAATATCTACCCCGTTCTTTCTAAACCATAATGTTACGTTATCAATCGTACCGTCAAAAGAAACCATCTGAACGCTGAACTGAATGTTATATGTGCCAGAAACTGCAAAAACGACTTTTGTTGTATCTGTTGGGTCAAGTGCAACTTGGTTAGATGTTGTTGTTTGTAATAACGCTACAGCAGACGCAGTTGTTGGAGAAGATAGACTTTGAGCTTCAGTAATTACGGCACCAGCAGTGTGTGCTGCTTTTGTAGACCCATATGCCCCACGAGTAATCCCTGTAAACGATGTAGCTGTTTTGCCGGTATAAGTAATAATCTCAGTGCCGATAATAATTGCACCAGAAGTTAAAACAAATTGGGAGGTATCTCCAACAACGATAGGTGTAGTTGAAACGTTAGTAATACTGTTAGTTAGTGTGGTTACACCATCTTGATAAAACGCACCATTAGGAAACTGTAAATACGCACCGCCAATATTAGTTGCTAGTAAATTAATATCTCGGCTAATCTGGTTAAAATACAAACGCAACACGTTGTTAAGCACATCAAAGTGCTGCATGCTGTACTGATTAGGCGCAACAGGTAAGTTTGGTGGTACAACCCCGACTATTCTTTGTGTGGTAGCGGACGTAGCCATTATTATCCTCTAGTACCATCTGGACGTGCATCAAAGCGTGGCATACCTAATTGCCATTGTGAACCAACAGTATTTGAACCAATCTTGAAGTTCATTTGACGACCACGTGCACGAACAAACACTTGGTTTGTATATTGGTCAATCGTTGCTGTAGTAATCACAGTACGTTCAGTTGTCACGCCACTTGCATTAGTAGTAGATGATACCGCGCCAGGGAAGTTGCGAACGCCTACCGTGACATATGCTTCTGGAGTAATTGCTGCGCCAGTTACAGGATTATTAACTTCGGAACCATTAAAGTTAACGTCAGGAATAATACGGCGAAGCAACATATACTTATCGCCATCTGAAATATCCACATCAGCTGATTGAATATAAGAGTCCATAGCCAAAGGCGGTGCACCTAGTGGTTGACCATCATCAGTACCACTCTCATGGTTATAAATCCACCCATTATTTGCGGCTACTGGATATTTATTAATGACGGCATCAATCCAAGCTGTACGTTCTAACTGGCCATAATACCAAATGTTTTCTGAATAATTATAAATCACATAGCGGTCAACTTCAGTAGACGCTGCAGAGCAATAGAACCAAATAATTTCATTGAACTGAGCATTACTACCCGCAAAGAATTTCTCTGACTGCGTACGGTTAATATCTTGGAAAATATACTGACGTAGGGTACATGGGAGCGTATCGACACGACCTGAGTATGTGAAGAACTTATCATTACCCATCCAGTATGTAATATTATTTGAGCCTGTCACTGCATTAGGACCAATAATAGATGTATGCGCAGAGAGCTGTTGCAAGCTAAATACTTCAGCAGTGCCTAGATATTGTAATGAGTTTAGAGAAGTATCTGACCAAATCAAGGTTTCTTGACGTGTTGAAATACATGTAATAATTCTAGACCCTGTTTGTAATCGCAAGAACCCAGCAGTGTTAGTTAAAGTCGGTTGCCAATTCTCAGGTTCTGGACCGATATCAGGATCAACGTTAGACCAACGAATCATTAATGGATCATAATATCCCAAGTAATCTGGACCAGCAGCGAGAGGGTCATAGGTTGTACATCCAAGCGCAAGTAAGAAGCCTTGAGATGTAAATTGAATTTTAGTCACTTGTTGAGGTACGGCAATAGCGCCTGATAGACTTGATAATGCAACAGCTCTTGCTGTTGACACCGTGTTATATGCCCAATAATAAATATTGCCACCGCTGATATTAAATACAAGGTCGTTATTAAAGTTATCTTGGAAAATAAGACGTGGCTGTGTATAAATCGGAGTAGCTGAACCTGAACCCCATCCACTTCTGCCCCAACCACCAGCGCCCCAACCATACCCGATTGTTGCACTAACAGCACCAATATTTAACTGAAATGCAGCAGTGATAGCAGTGCCGCCACCAGTCGTTGTAGCTGAAGCAGTTGTAGCTACAGTAATATCAAACGTATTAGCTGATACATTATAAATTTTAAATTCTTTATTAAGGTCGCTGGCAGGTACTCCACCAACTGGACCAGTCGCGCCTGAGAATGTAACCCAATCGCCTTCAATTGCGCCATGACCTGCAAGCGTTACTGTTACTCTTGTTGTCCCTGAATTTGTACCAAAGCAGTTGTCGGTCGATGGACTGGTTAAATGGGTATATGTTACACGGATAGGGGTGATATCAAGCAGGTTTGAACCGAACGTGATATACATCTTTTCATTAGTACCAATGCCGATTGGGTCGCCACCATCGGTTGTATTCCAAGCAAATAATGAACGAGCAGTGCCGTAGTAAGGTTCTACTGTGCTAACTGTCCAGCCACCAATTTTTTCAGGAAAGCCAGAACGAAAACGCACCTTGTCCATAGAGTACCAACCGCCTTCTGAAGCGTAATTGGTCTGATCTCGGTTGATGCCTGGTTTAAATACTAATTTAGATAACATAATTTAATCTCATTTGGATACTACGCAAATGGTTTCGGTTTTACTACATGGTTTCGGTTTTACTACATGGTTTCGGTTTTATTTTACTTCTTTTGCTTCATATGCGTTGACTGCATCAACGAGGGCTTGTTGTCTTGCGGCACACTGGTTGTATTCTGCTGCCCAATGCGTGAGCGTAACCAGAACCATAGCGCCTGTTGTGCCTTCATGTTTACTTAGTTCTGGGCATTTCACTAGCAGGTTGGCTTGGTTTGGCTTTACCACTTCTGGCTTGCTCAACAAGGCGCACCCCGTCAGCATCCATACACTCGTTAAGATAAACAGGGCGGTCGATAAGTTTGATAACAGCTTTTTCAACGACTTTTTCATTTGCATGTAAATCCTGTAATTTTCTTTCTAGTATGTTAGCAATGTGCTCTTCATTTTCTCGTAATTCTTTTATCAATGCAGTACGGGCTTTTTGTGCAGCAAGTTCAGCACTATCATCAAATGCTCCCTTAATCACCCAACCTGCAGCAAACGCTGTTACTACCACTAATCCACTTAAAATCATTTTCCAATGTGCAAGTAACCAAGGCATTACTCTATTTCCCCGGATTTTGTTTTTTGATAAGTGCGACCTGCAATGTAAGCTCCAACGTTTGTACATATGACAAGAGCGAAGTCAGCACTAGTAAGCTTACCTTGCCATAGTAGAAACGAACATAAAACCGTAATAAGTAGTACAAGTACATAACGTTGTCCTCCAAATTTGACATACGCGTCCTTTACTGTCATAGAGTTTTACCTGCTTGAAAGTCTGCAAGTGTTAGTCCGCCTGTGTATTGGCAGTGTGCAGTCTCTTTGAATTTAGTCCAACGTCCAGCCCATTCTAGACCAACACCTTCAGCAATCTCACCACATTTAGCCCATAGAGCGTCGTCATTCCAAATTGCTTTTCCACCCACAATAGGAACGAAATCAAAAGCAACATGCCAATTATGAAAAGACTGACCAGCTTTAGCATTAGTAACCTTCTTTCCAGGCAGTGTACGACCTTGAGCGTATAGTGCATCTTGAGCAGCTGCGTCTCTATAGGTGCTAGTAATAATAACGTCAATACCGGCAGCTTTACAGCGGTTAATAAACTCACTGCACATAGCAGCTACTTTCGGATTTAGGTCCGACAAGCTACGACTGTTAACCATGGGTTACCCCTATTCCGCTTTTTCTTCTGGTGCTGGTATTTGAGGTTGTGCTTGTTCTTGAATCTTAACGATTAGATTCCATGCACCTGTTTTGCTAGGTAATTCACCTAAACCTGCTAGGACTCCGTTAACTTCATCGAGTGTTAGTGTTAATGTAATTTCATTCATTATTTATTCTCCAAAGCTTCAATACGTGCAACCAATGCTGCGTTTTGTGCAGCCAATTCTTTAACTGCATTGATTAAAGGCAATACAAACATTTCGTTAGACAAGCCTTGCAAGCCATCAGCTTCACGCACGTTCCAACCGCCAAAGTGTTCATAGCCTAATTTATCCATTGCAGCTTTAACGTCTTGAGCAATCATACCGTACATTACAGCTTCGGTATCTTGAGTATTTTCTTCGCTGTAACCAATAATATCTGTTGGATATTCGTTGTTTGGCTTCCAGTTATATGATTTAAC